GGCATCGCTGGGGTTATGCTGCCTCGTAGGGAAAAGGCTCGATAAAGCAGGACTGCTGCCTGATATGGACGATGAAAATGATTGTGAGATATGAGTTGCCCGGTATGTAACGGATACCCCGGTTGCCCAAGTTGCACACCGGAACCTCGAATGATAACCTGCCCTGCCTGCAACGGAACGGGCGAAATCTACTACAACGAGAACGGAGACCGAATCTCCGAGGAAGAATACGCCCTGCTGCCCGCCGATGCAAGAGAGGTTGAAAGTTGCGAAGAATGCTACGGGGCAGGTAGCATAGAAGATATTTACGGACTTGATTATGACTAACGCAATGAATGATAAAGACAAACAACACCGCTCGGAGGAATTTCAAGAACTAACCTCCAAAATAGACCGGCTCGAAAAAATAGCCCTATTGGGGGCAAAAAACGTCCTGACGATAGATGATGTTGCCCTAATAACAGGGTTCACGAAAGGGCACATATATCGCCTGACAAGCGGGCAAAAAATCCCGCACTACAAGCCCAACGGACGTACTCTCTATTTCAAGAAAGAGGAAATCGAAGATTGGATGCTGCAAAACAAGATACAAACAAACACCGAGATTGAAAGTGCAGCCACCACCTACACAGCAATCAACAAAAAAAAGTGAGTTATGGACGATAGCCTCAATACAGCGAAAGCCCGCATCCGGGCAGCCTTTGAATCCGGAATCAGGATGACAACGGCACAGGGAAACCGCATCGGCAAAACCGTCGATTTCCGCAAAATTGTATCGCTCCTCAAAAGCGAGGGATTCGACATACAAAGCTATTGGAACGAAAAGGACGGGCGGCGTTGGAAAACCTACTACCACCAATACCCGCTGCCACAGAAAGGGACACGCATGAATGAATTGGGGCAATCCAAACTGCAATTATAAACCGGCTGGGGAGGCGAGGCGGCATTACGCTAAGGTGGCGATTTAAGTGCGCTCACGGACTTCGCCACCTCTATTTCGCAGGTTCGAACCCTGCCCCCAGCGCAAGCAAAGCCCGAAGCTGTAAGAGGGCAAAAAATCAGCAATTATGAGTGACATCATCGAAATCAAACAGGCTGAGATGCTGCAAGCAATCAACCGGGCGGAGGTAGATACCCAAATCGCCACCGCAAAGCAGTACCCTCGTGATATTTACGGGGCATTGAACAACATCAAGACAATCGCCACGCTCGACAATTCGACGGCAGAAGATTGTTTCTATGCCCTGCGCCGACAGGGGACACTCATCGAGGGCGTATCGGTACGCCTCGCAGAGATTATCGCCGGAGCGTGGGGAAATATGCGGGTACAAACCCGTATCATCGGCAACGACGGCAAGACGATCACGGCACAGGGCGTATGCCATGACCTTGAAACCAACCTTGCCGTTTCGGTCGAAGTGAAACGCCGTATCACGGACAAAAGCGGCAAAACCTACTCGGAAGATATGCAGGTTACAACCGGCAACGCAGCATCGGCAATCGCTTTCCGAAATGCAGTTCTGAAAGTAGTTCCCAAAGCCGTAACAAAACGGGTCATCGACGAAATCAAACAGGTTGCGCTCGGCAAAGCCATAGACCTCGAAACCCGCAGGCAGAATATGATTGCCTACTTCGGCAAACTGGGTGTATCGCAGACGGACATCCTCACCTACTGCGGCGTGAAACGTATCGAGGAAATCACCAGCGAAATGGTGTTCGAGTTGAGCGGCCTGAAAAACGCCATAAAGGAGGGCACAACGACCGTAGCCGAAACATTCAAGCAGAACACCGCCGACGCAGAGAAGTTGGCCGAGGACGCCCGAAAACAAGCCGAGGCCAAACGCCGCAAGGTGGCGGAGGCTACCGCCGCAGCTATGGCTGCAACACAAGGTGGCGGACAACCCACCGAAACATCGGAGGCCGTGAATCCCGAAACAGGCGAAGTAACAAAAAAATAACCGCTCGAAAGAGCATAATTCAACATAACGATGGATAACGTAGAAATCAAAAAATCGAATCTCGAAGCAGCGTACAAACAAGATGACGACAACACGAAAAAACTGCTCGCCACATTGTTCGGCGATGCGGTAACAACTAAAGACGACCGCCCCGTAACGGAGCGTATCAAGACGTTCGAGGACGCAATGGCTGCACTAGACAGCAACCACCCCTTTGTATGCGATTTCCGAGCGTTTTGCGCCCAATCTGACGACATCAGCCCTGATATGCTGGCGTATCTCAAACTCCGCATCATCTGCGCTGCCTTAAACGAGGGCTGGGAACCGCAGTTTACAGAGGATGAGTGGCGGTATTATCCTTGGTTTTACCTCTACACACAGGCGGAACTCGACGACATGGGCGACGGGGAAAAGCAGGAGCGGCGAATGATTGACACCGCTGACTATGTAACTGAATATGCGGGCTTCGGCTCTGCTTATTCGAATGACGCCCCCTCGTATACGACTGCGGACGTCAGCTCTCTCCTTTGCTTGCGGAGCAGCGACCTCGCCGTTTACTGCGGAAAGCAGTTCATCAAATTATGGGCTGATTTCAATCTAACTAAAAAGAAATAGAAACAATCGACGCGGATAGGTTTCGGTCTATCCCCCAATTTTATAAGAATATGAGCAATACAGTAATACGACCCAAAGACAGAGCCGAATGGCTCGAATACCGCAAAGACGGTATCGGTAGTTCCGAAGTAGCGACAATCCTCGGCCTCAATCCGTGGGAAACTCCTTACCAGCTATGGAGACGCAAAAAAGGGCTGGACGCCCCCAAAAACGAAACCTTTGCGATGAAAGCTGGGCATTATCTCGAAGATGCCGTATCGCAGTTTTGGGCTGACGCAACAGGCCGAGAGGTCATCAAAAGTTCAGCCGGAGATTGGTTGTTCAAGAACAACGAAAAAGGGTTCTTGCAAGCCTCCCCCGACCGTACTTACTGGCTGGACGGCCACCGAAACCCGAACAACAAGGGGATATTGGAGTGTAAAACAACCCAAATGTCAATCGACCCCGACGACCTGCCGAAGCATTGGTTCTGCCAGGTTCAATACCTGCTCGGAGTTTCGGAATTTAAGCAAGGTTCGCTGGCTTGGCTCTGTTCCGGCCGAGAATTCGGGTACAAGGACATTGCATTTGTTCCGGATTTCTTCGGCTGGATGATCGAGGAGGTTGAACGCTTTTGGGTTGATAATATCATCGGAAACGTGGAACCGGATGCGACTACCGTTACGGACGTTATCACGAAATACGCCCGCCATACGGAAGGTAAAATCATCGAAGTTAGCGATGACATCCTCTCGGCCTGTAATCAACTGAAAGGGGTAAAAGCAGAACTTGCCAAACTCGAAGCCACCAAAGAAGAACTCGAATCGAAAATCAAAATGGGTTTCGGAGATGCTGAAGCTATCAGTTACGGAGGCCAAACCCTCGCAACATGGAAAACGTCCAAAGACAGCGCAAAATTCGATAGCAAGGCTTTCGGGAAAGCCCACCCCGACCTCACACAAGAGTTCACAAAAATAGTACCGGGCACACGCCGGTTTATCCTAAAATAGAGGGAATGTATGCAATATCAAACCAGCAGCGAGAGGAAATTATCAAACTTCTCGCTGCTTTACAAGACCTGCCCGGCAAAGATACCAAGACTATCAACATAAAACGGCGGGCGGGCATCGCAATTAAGAAATTAGATAAATCAGACAAGTATGTACTACAAAATGACAAACACCTCCTGCGAAAAATATAAGCAGTTGCGAGCTTTTCGAGAAAAAGAAATTGAAATCGAAAAAGAAAACCGTAAAGCCATAGAAAAGATTGTCAGACACCCGTTTGATAAATTCGTCGGGCATAGTGGGCAAAATTCGTTCGATAGAGTAACTCGTTGGAGAGGTTTCGTCTTCACGGACACGAAAAATATTGATGAACGAATATGGAAAACCGACAAGGAATTTCCTGACGCATATTTCCCGAATCGCCGCTACAAAGAGGGAAAGGCGATGTATGAGCGTATCAATGCACTTCAGAAAAGTTCATTTTTCAAATTTATGGAATTGCTTGGAATTGAATTTATCGGGAGATTTAGTTGGCCGTACATTTTCATCAGCGGAGATGTCCTACTTTTCTATCTCGACGATAAGTTCGAACCTACTGACGAGAATTTCATTGAAATAACAAAAAAAGAGTTCGATGCGACACGAGAAAGTTATCCCGAATAAACTGAACGGTTAAATTTTCTTTTCCCAAAATATGATTGTATTATAATCATTTATTATTTTCGCAAAACCAAAAGTAACAGAGTATGAATAAGAAAGAACATAGCACTGTATATGGGTGGGAGTGGCCGAAAGGCCTCCCTACGCTCCTGTTATGCGTGGTAGCCCTAAATACGGTGCTTTTTAACACTATACGGCTATGATTACGTTACGTTCCAATCAATCAGAGCCGATAAACAAGGCGATTGCATTCTTCAACGAAAAGAAGCCGAAACCGAGTTTGATAGTACTCCCCACAGCGTGGGGAAAATCAATCCTTACTGCTTTCGTGGCGAAGAACAGCACGGACAAATTGCTCGTTTTACAGCCCTCAAAAGAGCTGTTGGAGCAGAACTACAAAAAATACCTTTCGTTATGCGGGTTCGTAACCAACGCCGGTATCTATTCCGCATCATTCGGACGAAAGGACATCGCACAAATTACCTACGCCACTATCGGCAGCATCAAGTCACTCGGAGCGACATTCAAGCAAATGGGCTTTACCAAAATGCTCATCGACGAGGCACATCTGTATCCTCGTGAATCCGATAGTATGCTCGGCAAATTCCTCGAAGAAAGCGGAATAACGCACGTCCTCGGCATAACGGCCACACCGGTCAAATTGCAGACGAACCGAGACCTCGACGGCAACACATTCTCCAAACTCGTGATGCTGACCTCCCGCAGCAAGAAAGGCAATTTCTTCAAAGACATCATCCACGTCGGGCAGGTTCGGGAAATGGTGGAACTCGGATTTTGGAGCAAACTCGTGTATCGAGCTGCCGATTTTGACGACAGTATGCTCGTGTTCAACACCTCGAAATCCGAGTACACCGAATCAAGTGTTCAGCAGGCGTACAACGCCAACAATGGCGCAAGAGGCATAATTGACGCCCTCGATGCCAACAAAGACCGCAGGCATATTCTCGTATTTGTTCCGAGCGTCCAAGACGCTATCAACCTATCACAGCGATACGAAAATTCGGCTGTGATTTATGGCGACATGGATAAACGGCAGCGGGATTATGTCATATCGGAGTTCAGAGCCGGACGCATACGGGTAATTTTCAACGTGCGGGTGCTTTCAACGGGTTTCGACTACACGGGGATAGATTGTATTGTTCTCGGCATTTCAACGGCCTCAATCGCCCTGTATTACCAAATCATCGGGCGTGCTACACGTATCGACGAGGGCAAACAGGACGCCCTCATTATCGACCTCGGCGGCAATGTAGCCCGTTTCGGCAAGGTCGAGGACATCACATTTGAACGGGGGAAGATATGGAGAATGTTCGGCAGCGGTGGAAAGTTGTTGAGCGGCATACCTATCAGCGACATCGGACGGGTAACAAAACAGGACGTGGACGCTATGGATGCCGGGAAAAAAGCCGTTATCGAGGTCATGCCTTTCGGCAAGTACAAAGGAGAGCGCATCGCCGACATTCCGGCCAGCTATCGACAATGGTGTTTGGCAAATTTCGAGTGGAAAGCCCACAACGAAAACCTCCGGCAATCACTCTTAGCGACACTTAAAAATTAAGGATATGGCAAGACCCAAGAAAAATAATGCAGAGTATTTCACGCATGACGCCGATATGCGGAATGACGTGAAAATAAAGGCTCTCCGCCGTAAATTTTCCCACACAGGGTATGCCGTATGGAATTACCTGTTGGAAACACTCACCGACAGCGATTTTTTCGAGGTTGAGTGGGAGGAAATAAACATTGAACTCCTTGCGGCGGATTATGACGTATCGGTTAGCGAGCTGACCGAAATTGTTGAATACTGCGTAAAAATCGGGCTGTTGCAGCGGGCTGGGAATAAACTCATTTCCAAAGCCCACCAACAACGGTTCTCCTCTTTGCTCGCAAACCGTGAACGGAAGCGCATTTCAGAGGGGCAAAACGCAAGTATGCCGAATAATGGCGGAGTTATGGCGAGCCAAAACCCCGTAAAAACTGATGAAACTGATGCAAGCGGCAACCCGAAACAACATAGTAAAGGAGAGGAGAGCAAAGGAGAGGAAAAGAAAGGAGAAATAAAATATCCTTATCAGGATATTGCCGACCTGTGGAACTCGATATGCAAGAGCCTACCGAAAATATCGAAGTTATCAGACCCTCGTCGGGCAAAGATAAAAGCCCGGCTCAACGAGTTCGGCAAGCCCGAAAGTTGGATGCCGACCTGCGAGGCTTTGTTTGAGGCAGTCGAGGCATCCAGCTTCTTGCGGGGCGAAAACAAATCGAATTGGCAAGCAACGTTCGATTGGCTGTTCAGCAACGGCACGAACTGGGTTAAGGTCATGGAGGGCAATTACACCAATAAAGGCCAGCAACACAAAACCGGTTCCACCACCCTCGGCTGTGATGAGCGCATCGAGAACGGACGCCGGACGTATGGGTCGGGAAAGGTTACAATCCCGATGAACGCTCCTCCCCGTCCGGGCGATAAATACGCTTGGGATAGTTCAACGCAAAAATGGGTGCTGTTATGATGCGGTGGAGAGAGTTGGGAATAGAAATCCCGTACAATCGCACGAGCGGCAACATCAAGACCTACTGCCCTCAATGTAGGGACAGCCGCCACAACAAACGGGATAAAAGCCTATCGGTGGACTTGGCGACAGGTGTATTCAACTGCCACTACTGCGGGTGGGCAGGCTGCGCCGCCGAAAAAGAGCAGCGGTGGGACAAACCGTTTTACAACCCTCGCCCGCTGGCTCGGCAGAAGCCCGAATACAAAAAGCCCAAACAGACAGGCAATACCGCTATGAGCAGCAAGGCCATTGCTTGGTTTGCAGGGCGGGGTATCAGCCAAAAGACGCTCGAACAAATGCGGGTTACGGAGGGTATGGAGTGGATGCCGCAAAAAAACGGTCAGGCCAACACAATCCAATTCAACTACTACCGCAGGGGCGAATTGGTAAACACGAAGTTCCGCACGGGCGACAAGTGTTTCAAAATGGTATCGGGGGCAGAATTGCTGCCATACAATATCGACGCTATCAAAGGGCAAAAAGAGTGTATCATAACGGAGGGCGAAATGGATGCCCTTTCGTTCATTGAGTGCGGTCGTACCGACGTTGTAAGCGTTCCGAACGGGGCAAATGCCAACCTCTCTTACCTGGACGATTATATCGAGGAGTATTTCGACGACAAAGATACGATTTTCATCGCATCGGACACCGACACCAAAGGCGTTATCTTACGGGACGAGTTATTACGCCGTTTTGGAGCTGACCGCTGTCGCATTCTCGAATATGGGGAGGGATGCAAG